TATTGGAATTAAAAATGACAACTAATCTAGTTCTTGAAGCCGTTAAGGAAGCCATTGTTGATGGCAAAGCAAAAGTAAACTTAAAAGAAGCATCTGCCCTTACTGGTTCAGGTTCAGGGGTTGGTGGTCGTGTAATTTACGATGATGCGTTTGCCGCATTGCGTTATGGCAACCCATTTCGCATGGCTGGTAGTCGTGTTATTACAACTATTGGCTCAGATGAAGCCTTTGTAGTAAATACTGGTACTGTTACCAATATTGAAGATGGCTCAAACAATCCTTGGGGCTATGCTTTAAATAATAATAACGCAACAACTGGCGAAGATGTTAAATTTTGGCAAATCCCAGTTCGTGTATTAAATGCTTCTGCCCCTATTCGTACAGCGGTTCTATCCGATATTAATTATTTAGAAGAAACTATCCTTGCTGATATTGCATTGCAATTTGCCCAGCAAGAAGCTCTTTCTATGATGTATAACAATGACCAATCTGGCTCTACTACTGTAAATTATGGTGGTACTGCTGGTTTGCGTGGTTTAAATAGCTACCCTGGCTCTACTTCTGCCGCATCTTTTGGCTCTAATGGTTCTGCCATTACCAATGGTATTCATACTATATTACAAGTAGCACAAGCATCTGCTACAGCAATTTCTTATGATGACTTAGCTAATTTACAAGCTAAATTGCCTTCACAGTATCTTTACAAGCCTACAACAGCTTGGATGATGCACCCAACTACTATTGCTCAGATTCGTAAACTAAAGAATACTGCTCAACTGCCAATCTTTATTGAAGTTGGTGATGATGATGGCGGTGCTTTGCTTTATGTATTCGGTCATAAAGTTATTTCTAACCCATATATGGAAACTGCCGCATCTGGTCATTACCCAGTTTATTTGGCTGAATGGGAAAGATTTGTAACTATTGCTGATCGTGAAGAAATGAATATTCAGCGTTTAGACCAGACAGCCCCAGGTTACATTACCTTGTTCTGTGAAAAGCGTGTAGTTTCTACAATTCGTGATGTATTTGCTGGTGTCCGTTTATACGGAGCTTAATAGATGACTACCGATGCTTTGATTAATGGTCCATTCTTGGGATCATCTAGGAATCCATATTCTTATGAAAAGGTTGAGCAAACAAGCCGAGATATTCAAACGGCTTGGCTTACCTTGGATGAAATTACCCAACAGCTTAATCTTTTCAATGATGAAAGCCAGGATACTTACTTATCTAGCATCGAATTAGCAACCCGTATGGCGATTGAGGACTATTTAGGTATGTCCATATTCCCTATCACCTATAAAGCGTACTATGGGGCTACAAACACTACTGGAACGCAAATGTGCTTGGATTTGCCAGAGGTTTCACAGCCTTTTCAAAATCAAGCTGGCGTAGTCATTAATTCAGTAGCTTATTACAACGGCGATACCCCACCAGTTTTAGTTACTTTGGCATCTACAGATTATTTTTATGATGCAACTGGTAATAAGGTTATTGTTTCTCAAGGTTTGCCAAATTCAGTAAATACTGTAATGACCAACCCAATTATTGTGGTTTATCAGACCAAAGCTAATCCTTTGGCTCAATATCCCGTTATTAAACAAGCTGGTTTATTGCTTTTAACCCATATTTACAATAATCGTAGTAATACGACTTCTGGCGGCTTACAGGAAATCCCTTTTGGCGTGGCTCAGTTATTGCGCCCATATAAACCATTGGTGATGTAATGGCTATTGCTCGTTATGAGAATCTATCTGTAAATAGGGTAGTAAATTCCATAGATGCTTATGGTCAGCAAACTACTACTACTACCCTTTGGTTTCAAACAAGGGCATTAATTCATTCAGTTAAAAACTCATTAAACATTAATGTAAATGATAGGGTTTATACTGATTTGGTCAATTTCAAGCTAAATTACACCCCTAATGTAAAAGAAATTGTAGATAATCAAAACCTTTATAGCATTACTTGGCGTGATAGGGCATGGCGCATTGATTCAGCCGTTGAAGCTGATGATCGCATGACTACTACTTTATATTGTTATCGTAACGATCCAGTTGTTCCTGTATGAGCCAAAACAATCCTTCAAATTACGCCAAAGCCATCCAATATCAGTTGGCAAGCATAGTTTCGCCTATTCCTGTTTATGCTAACTTTAATAGGAACTTTGCGACTGAGCCAACCTTTATTACTTGGCAATTAAGAAATGTTCATCAGCCTGTATATACTGGACCACAATCTGTAAAAGGTATTGATACTCCAGTATTTCAAATATCCATATTTAGTCAAAATATGGGGACAGCATTTGATGTTTCTAATACAATATTACAAGCTCTACATGGTTATCAAGGTCAGTTTGGCGGTTCTACTGGATTTTGGATTGCCAAGGCTGATGTAATGTGGCTTTATAATACATTTGACGATACTATTGGTTTGCAACAGATTATCTTGGATTGCACCTTGGATATTCCAACTTAATAAGATAGAATTACTTAACTTTTAATTAAAAGGATTTATCATGGCTCTCCCATCAAAGGTTTTACCTGGCTTTTCAGCCGCCCTGTATATGCAACCTAGTGCTTCTCCTACTGCGCTAACTACTGCCAATCTTTCTGTTTTGGCTTCAGTTTCAGCTATTGCTGTATCTGGCAATTTAGTTCCTGTAGAAGCAATCCCAGCATTTGGTCAAGATGATGCAGTTGCTTCTTTCATGGTTGCTGGTAGCCGTCAATCTGACAAAATCCCAACTCAGTCTGCCCCTACTTCTATGACTATTACTGCCGCTTGGAATCCTAGCGATGCTAATTTGTTATTAATTCGTGGTGATGCTTACAGCGGAACTGTTGATCGTACATTTGTTATTTCTGCTACTGATGGCACTAATATTGTTTATTATGCTTTCAATGGTCGTGTATCTATGTTCCATATTGATGCTCAACCTGGTGCAGAAGCTAAGTGCGTATTCTCAATTCATCCCCGTGGCAATCAGTATGGTTGGTCTAACAACGCATAAGGATTTATATGAAAGTTCAATTTGCTAATGGCAAATCATTTGAAGCCACCGACATTGACGATGCTATTGCTCAATGTTTGGCTGGCGGCAATGACCCATTTAATCCTGTAGTTTTACAAGACGAACCACAAAAGAAAACAGTAAAAAATGCAGATACAGTCGAGCAATGATTTATTAGGTTTTCTGATTAGCCAATCCAATTCAGGACAGAAGAATTGGTTTGGCTTTCAGCAACAGCGTATTGCTGGAATCAATACAGCGTATGAAATTGCCAAATACCATGCTGATAAACTTTCTCCAGATGAAGTCGTTGATTATGTTGTTAAATTAAATAACGCCATTTATCAAAAGATGATTAAAAACGGAGAGTAGCATGGCTGATAAGATTACTTTTGAGTTCAAAGGCTTTAAAGAACTTGAAGAAGTCTTTAAGGAAATGCAAGATGATTTTGGTGAAAAAGATCAAAAGAAAATTTTAGTTAGCGGTGTACGACAAGCTATAAAGCCTGTTCTTCAAATGGCTAAAATGAAAGCCCCAGTTGATACTGGAGCTTTAGGTGCTTCACTTAGAGTTGAGGCTAGAAAACCTAATTCAAGAGATAAGCGTTCTAGGTATTACAATTCTGGACAAGTTGCTATGGCATTGGTAACAACTGCGCCTGGCAATGTTTTGGCTAAAAAGTCTTTCTATAACAAAAAGAATACAAGCAGTAAAATCAAACAAGTAGGTATTCCATCGGATGCTCGTGCCAATGTTCAAGAGTTCGGTAGCTATAAAATGGCGGCACATCCCTATATGCGTTCTTCTTTAGAATCTCAATCACAGGCAGTAACCGATAATTTAGGCAATAATCTAGGATTGGCGTTGCAAAAATACAAAGCAAAAAATATTAAATAAGGAAAGATATGAGCAATCTAGTAGAAGCATTTGGCAAAAAATTTGCCGAGAATAAAGACCTAATTCGCATCCGTTCATTTGAGCTTGCTGGAAACACTTTTAAAGTAAAAATTCCTTTGACATCAGAATATGAAGCTATGCTTGATCGCATTAGGGAGATTGATGATGTTAAGGTAGCTGAATATTATAAAGAATTAACCAAGAGTTTTGACCCATCCAAAGAAGATATTAATACTAGCTTGGGTATTATTTTTGAAGAAAATGATATTAAGATTCAAGGCAGATCAATGATGGAAACCGCCAAGAATAAATATTTAACTGAATATCGCATTTTAGAAATGATTAAGTTATTAGTTCCAGAGGAAGGCTATTCTTTGGATAATATAACCTATGAAGAAATTGATGAATTATTCCCATTTTCTATTCAATTAGAATTAATTGAAAAGATTGGAGATGTAATATCTCCAGCCTACAAGGACACAAGGGGAAAGTAATAAGGTCTGTCCGTAGGCAAGTAAAGGCTTATTTAACGGCTCATGGAACAGACCCAGCAACAGTAGATGAGCAAACCTTTAATGACATCTGCATTATGTTTAATGATGGGATTATTGGCAATTTGGGATTACTGCAAGTAATAGGAAGTCATGCGGCTGGGCATTTTAATAGTTTATTGCCAAAAGGCAGTTCTCCTTATAAATTACAAGATATAATACCGAATCAGTATGATTATCTTTATCCACCATTAACTGAGGAAGCAAAGAGGGAGCAAGTAAGTAAAAACCTAATGGCTTTTGCGATGATGCACCCAGGCGCACCAGATGTGTTAAAGATACAATAGAAAGGTAGGAATCTAAAATTGCCAATACAATTGCACAATTAGCTGTCAAGCTAGGATTAGAAACTACTGATTTTACCCAAGGCATAGAGAAGGCTAAAAGCCAACTATCTGATTTAGCCAATAAAATTCCTACTTTAGCGGCAGTTGGTGTAGCGGCATTTACCGCCATGACAGCCAAAGCATTGCAGTTTTCGGATCAAATGTCCGATCTTTCTGATGCTACTGATATTGGTATTGCCAGTATTTTAAAGATTTCTGAAGCCTTGGAGCAATCTGGTGGTCATGCAGATAACGCTGGAAAAAATCTTACTAAGTTTGTTCAAAATATTGACGAAGCCGCCCAAGGCTCTAAGACAGCCCAAGAAGCATTTGCAAGGGCTGGGGTAAGTCTAAAAGATTTAGCCAGTATGTCCACAGAGCAATTACTTAATAAAGCTACAGAGGGCATTGCTAAATTAGGAAGTAAAGCGGCTGAAACTGGGGTATCTGTAGCCTTATTTGGCAAAGGTATGAAGGGCGTTGATATGGAGAACTTTAGTAAGTTAATCTCCGAATCTTCTGAGGAATTTCAAAAGTATGCCGATGCCGTTTCTAATGCCGCAGATTTGCATGATAAATTAGCCGCAAAATCTACCAAAACATTAATGATGTTTACTAATGCTTTCTTGCCAGCCTTAAATACCATGTTTGATGCTTTAAATAAAACTGGTGGGGCAATGGAAAATGTAATGGATATTGCTGGCAAATGGTTTCAAGGCATGATTTATGCGGGTCAGTTAGTAGTTACTTTATTCCAAACAATTAATGCCGCTGTCAATCTAGTTGGATTGACTATGAATGATATTGCTCATGGCAAGTTTGACACTTTCATGGGCAGACTTAAAGAATATGATGTTTATGTTGCCAAGTTGCGTGAAGGTGATAAGCAGTTTGCTTACAAACTTCTTCATCCAGAATCAGCAGTTAAGCCTACTGGCGGTGATACTAGCCGTACAGTAACAGCCGCTAAAGATGCAGAAGCTGATAAACAAAAGCAAATGCTTTATGTTGCAAGCCTTATTTCTAGTGAATATCAAAGACAAGTTAATTTCTCATTACAGCAATTAAAAATTCGTAATGCTATGGTTGGCATGACCCAAAATGAAAGAAAAATTCAAGAAGCGGTCAATCAGCAATTAGATGCCACAAGCAAAAAGATTGATGAGATTACTAAATTAAGAGAAGCGGCTGTAGGGCGTGGGGCTGATGCAAAAGTATTGGCTGAATACGATAAACAAATTGAAGCTGTTAAAAAGATTGGCGATGAAGCCGCCAAAACAGCAAAAAAAATTGAAGAAACATCAATAGCTACACAAAGAACATTTAGCTTTGGATGGAAAAAGGCTTTTGACCAATATGCAGAAGATTCTGAAAATTACGCCAAAGTTGCAGAAGATTCGTTTGTTGCAATTACTGGAAATATGACTTCTGCATTAGATAAGTTTGTTGATACTGGAAAACTATCATTTAGTGATTTAGCACAAAGCATTATTAAAGACCTTATTAAAATTCAGTTGCGTATGCAAATGATGAAGCTATTTAGCATGGGATTTGGCGCAATTACAGGCGGTGCTAGTGGAGTTGATAATATTAGCACAGCGCAATGGACAAGCGGTGCATTTGCAGAAGGTGGCGATCCACCAGTAAATGTTCCATCTTTAGTAGGCGAAAGAGGTCCTGAATTATTTATTCCAAGAACCGCTGGGACAATTATCCCCAATAACAAATTAGGCGATGCTTTAGGCGGTGGCGGCGGCACTACTTACAATGGTCCAGTAATTCAAAATATGCAAGCTATTGATACTCAATCTGGTATTCAATTTTTGGCTAAAAATAAAATGACGATTTGGTCAATGAACCAATCTGCCAATCGTTCAATTCCAGCGAGTAGATAATTATGGCACTTACAGATATTTTAGCAATTAGTGAATCAGTTGGGATTAATGATCAAAGGTTTGTTGGTCAAGTGGTTAGTCGCAATCAGCGCATTAGCACTTCTGAAATTATTACAGTAGTCCCATTTGCTTTTGAAATGAAGCCAATGAATTATTTGTTATATAGCAAAAATCGTTCCTTGCTTAATTCCTTGCGAATTCCAGATAAATCATTAGCGCAATATCTTAATTTTGGCTCTACTGGATGGGTAAACTATATTGCATATCAAGGCGATATGACTGCTGGACAAATTACATCTTGTCAATGGCAGACATCTTCTGCTAATAAAGTTTTAGTTCTTGGGAATTTGCCATCAATTAGTTCTGCTTTATATGTTGTAAAAGCTGGGGATTTTTGCCAAGTGGGTTTATATTCGTATATTGCTACTGCCGATGTTTTGCGTGGGTCTGGGACTACTGTTTCTATTCCTGTCCATCGCAACCTTATTTCTACTTTAGGAACACCAATTAATGCTGTAATAGGGCAATATGGAACGACCATAAGCATGGGTGGATCAACTTATACAGGAACTACTTTTCAAGTTATTCTTAGGGATTACCCTACATACACTCTTACACCAATTACAAATGATTCATTCATCCAATGGTCAGGAACATTTAAAGCATTTGAGGTGGTTCTATGAATGTAATTGCACCAGTAGAAAATACTAATAACATCCGCTATGCTGATTTTGTCCGTGTTACTACACCATCTGCCACATATCGTTTTGCAAGCACTCCGTCACCGATTACTGTGCCAGCCGTTGATGCTCAGCCTTTTGGTGCTTTAGGTATATTAATGAAGGTTGGCGATACACAGAGAGACATTAAGTCAACTGCTAATGAAACATCATTTACCCTTGTAGGGATTGATACTGCGATGCTTGGATGGGTGCTAGGACAACAAGTCAAAGGCAGTCAGATAGAGGCTTGGAAAGGGTTTTTTGATACTAACGGAGCATTGATTACTACAGGCGGTACTGGTGGCTTATATCAATTCTTCAACGGCTATATCAATTCATTTTCAATACAAGAAACATGGATGGAAGAACTTAGGCAGTTTGTTGGAGTTATTAGCGTTGCCGCATCTTCAATCCAGCTAATCCTGAAGAATAGGACTGCTGGAAGATACACAAACGATAACAACTGGCAATTCTTTGCTAATGGCGATACCAGCATGAATCGTGTTCCATTTATTACTAATATCAATTACAACTTTGGAAAAGATGCCCCTAATAACTCATGATAAGACAAGCGACAAAATACGACAAGCCACAAATAATTGAAATGATGAAGTTGTTTAGGGCAGAAAGCAATATTTTGCAATACCAAGGCTTAGACAATCAGCCGTATTGGAACAGATTGCTAGACACAATACTAGCTGGTGCTGGAGTGGTGTTTATTGAAGATGGCGTAGGGCTAGTAATGGCGTTAATTACTCCTACAGTATGGTGCGACAAGACTTTTTATATGCAAGAGTTAGCATGGTATGTAAAGCCAGAGCATAGGAATGGGACTGTAGGTTATAGGCTTTTAAAGAAATACATTGAGTATGGCAAAGAATTAAAAGCACAGGGAAGAATAGCGATGTTTGCAATAGCAAAGATGGTAACAAGCCCTGATGTGAAGTATCAAAAATTTGGCTTTAAGAAATTAGACGAAAACTGGATTCAATAATGAACAAAAAAATACTGGTATTTTTATCTTTGCTGACTTTAGCAAGTCCAGTATTGGCGATTGGTGCAACCATTGTTGCCGCTTTAGGTGGTGCGGCATTTTTTGGTAGTGTATTTGCGGCAACTGCTATTGCTATGTCAATAAATATGGTTGTTGCCATAATTGTTACTAAAGCATTTTCAAATCAACCATCTTTTGATAGTGGTTCTTCAAGCTCAGGCTCAAGTCCAAACCCAAACCCAGGAAATAGACAGCAAATACCACCAGCATCCGATAATAAATTGCCAGTAGTCTATGGCACAGCTTTTGTTGGCGGTACTGTAACTGACTTATCTATCAGCGCAGACAATCAACAACTTTACTATGTTCTATCTATCTGCGAAGTAACTAATACAAATAGCGGTCAGACTGCCGACACTATTACATTTGGTGACATTTACTTTGGCGGTAAAAAAGTAGTGTTTCAAGGTAACGGCTATACAGTAGCAAGCCTACTAGATGAATCAACTGGCATATCTGATACAACAGTCAATGGCAAGATAGAGTTTTATCTATATCGCAACGGCTCAAATAGCCCTGTAAATTCCTCTCAGTCCGCTATTAGCGTTATGCAGACTGCTGGTCTTACATACACTTGGGATGCAAACAAGTTGATGACTAATTGCGCTTTTGCAATTTTGCATCTTTCATACAGCCAAACAGCTAATATTAAAGGGCTTGAAGGCACAAAATTTCAAATCACTAACAGCAGAACTGATACAGGAGAATGTTTTAAAGATTATTTAACCAACACTAGATATGGTTGTGCCATTTCTAGCAGTCAAATAGATAATACAAGCCTTGATGCATTGACCACTTACTCTAACCAGCTTTTTACTTATACTGATTACACAGGGCTTGCATACGGCACACAACCAAGGTTTAAATTTAATGGGACATTAGATACAACTAGAACTGTGATGGCTAATTTGCAAGACATGGCTACTTGTTGCGATTGCTTAATTAAATACAATGAAGTGACAGCCAAGTGGGGTGTTATTGTTCAAAGCCCTACATATACAGCCGTAATGGATATTAACGATAGCAATATGATTTCTGCTATTCAAATTACTCCATTAGATATTGCCTCATCATACAATGTCATTGAATGTAAATTTCCTGATAGCTCTAATCAGGATGCCTTTAACTCTGCTACATTTGATTTGGCAGAAATTGATCCAGCATTGTTATATCCAAATGAGCCTGTCAATAAACTGTCTTTGAGCCTGCCTCTTACTAATAACAGCGTTACAGCGCAATACATAGCCAATCGTTTTTTAAAAGCTGGCAGAGAAGATTTACAAGTTGAGGTAAGTGTTAATTTTATTGGCATTGAACTAGATGCTGGCGATGTAGTTACTGTTACTAATAGCAACTATGGTTGGGTAGCAAAGCCATTTCGGATTAACAAAGTTGTACAACAATTTAATGATGATGGTTCTATTGCTGTGCAACTTAATATGTCAGAATACAACGCAACAGTATTTGATGATGTAAGCGTTACCCAATTTGCGCCAACTCCTAATACTGGTATTGGTGACCCAACATTTTTTGGAATACCAACTGCGCCACAAATCGTCAATCAATTTCCTACTGCTTTAAATCCGTCTTTTGTAGTGCAAACTTACACATCGCCAGCAGGCATTACTCAGTATGCAGAAATTTGGTATTCCGCATTTACAAATCCATTACAAAGCCAAATGTACTTTGCTGGTACAAGTGAGATTCAGTCTAACGGCACTCCTTGGGGTGTAAGTACATTACTACCAAACATTACCCTGACTAACATCCCTGCTGGTAATTGGTATTTTTTTAGCCGTATGGTTAACAGTCTTGCTAGTTCAGCCTACAGTCCAGCAAGCACATTGCTTCAATGGCGACCAAGCACATTTCAATACAATAATAAATATTTAAATGTGGCTTATGCAACAAGTATTACAGGCACAGGATTTAATTTAAACCCTAGAGGCAAAACTTACTATGGTTTGTTTAATACTGATTCAACTGCAATTAGCACAAATCCAGCAGACTACACATGGTATCTAGCCCCGTCTGCTTTTGGCTCTAGTGGCGCACTAGTCTATCTGCTCTACACAAACAGGACAGGGCGCAGATTTAGTTTTAGTACAGGCTTTGCGGCTTATGCCGCTAACACAGGGGCTTTTGTGCCCACATCAACCTTAGTGTATGACCCGTCTATTTGGGCTGGATTACCTGATGGCACTAATTTAATTGACCTAGACCAGCGCACAGGGCAAATTATTCAGACAGGCACAACATCAGTAGGTACAGGTGAGATTGCAGTAACAAACAACGCACAGGGCAACATTATTGCCTCGCTACAACAATATTTGGACTTTGGTGGTCCATATACAAGAACTTCTGCGGTAGCTACTCTGACCATTGATATATACGGCAGGGTAGTGGGTTTTCAGACTCCCGATGACTTTAATTACACACAGCAAGCCTTTACAGCAACTAGCGGTCAGACAGTTTTTAGCGTCACTAGGGCTAGTGGATATATTAGCGGTCAATGCTGGGTGATGCAAAATGGTTTATTGCTTAATACTTCTGAGTACACCGATACAGGCGGTGCTACTGGCACGGTTACTTTGACAGTAGGAGCGACAACTGGCGACATTATTACTATTACATCTTTCAAATCAGTCAATTCATCTAGCGGTGTTTACGCATCTTATACTCGTAATAGCGCAACATTAACTAACCAAGCTACTTACACGGCATCAGGGTTTACCCTTAATACTGGTTTTGAATTACTGTTCTTGAACGGCACAATCGTTAACTCGCAAGACTATGACATAAGCGGTCAGGACATTACTTTTATCAATAATGTATCAGGCAGTCTGCAAATCATCCAATGGTCTGCTAACAACCTTGGAGTAGCTAACGGCACTCCTGTCAATGTGGATGCTTTTACAGTTATAGGTCAGACAATTTACCCATTCTCATATAACATTAATGCGTTCAATTTATTTAGTAATGGGGCTTTGTTAAAGCAGACAACAGACTTTACTACTGGCACAAATACATATACATTATCAACTGCGCCTACTAATGCCACTACATTAATGGTGCAACAAACTTTTGCTAGAACTGGAGCAGTCTAAATGACACAAGCACTTAACTTATCGCAATTTGCAAACTTTTTAAATACATCAGGGCAGACTAGTAATGCTGGATTGCAAAATAGCGCAATTACTATTAACACTACAAGTCCTATTACAGGCGGTGCATCGCCAGCTTTAGGTGGGACAATGACTATTGCCCATGCTAATTCAGGTGTTACTGCCACTTCCTACACTAATGCCAATATTACAGTTAATGCACAAGGGCATATTACTGCGGCATCTAATGGCTCTGCTGGCTCAACAGGCACAGTCACATCAGTTGGTAGTGGTAACGGATTACAGGGCGGTACTATTACTACTAGCGGAACTCTAAGTGTTGCTTGTCCAGCATTCAATACTGTAGGAAGTTATTGTTTTTTAGGTGCTGAAAATGGAGGTTATGGCAATTTTGCGGGTTCAAACTATAGTGTTGGAGGCGGTTTTGACCAATTACAAGCAATAAATATAACTTTTGGGGGCTCTGTTAATATTCAGTATGGAGTTATTTCAGGCACTTGGAAATGGATGGGAGCAACTGGAACTGGGAATGCAGCTATTGGCTGTCGAGTAGCTTAATTAAAAAAGGAAAATAAAATGCTAACTATTGAATACGCAAAAAATCCAATTTGGAATGACGAAAAAAATACTGCAATTTTCTTAATGGTAAAATTTGAAGAATTTATAGAAGAATTGCCTTTTACTGCAAACCCATTTGACCCAATGCCTTATGGTGTTGAATTATTCAACAATGCAGTAAATGGAGATTATGGAGTTATTAAACCTTATGTAAAACCAGTAATTTTGAATACAGCGTTATAAAATGAGTTTTCCATCTATAAAAATTGGATGCGTTGCTAATTTATTTTCGAGAATGATGGTTTTTGAAAATGCTGGGGACAAAGAAATGGGGCATACCCATGCTTTTGACCATTTAACATTATTAGCTAGTGGTTCTTTAAAAGTAACAGTAGATGGTCTTGAATCTGTATTTATTGCTCCGCACATGATTTATATCAAGGCAGATAAAAACCATGAATTAGTGGCTATGGAAGATAATACTGTTGCTTACTGTATTCATGCCCTTAGAGATAAAAACAGCACAGAAAATATATTAGACCCATCTATGATTCCTGAAGGTGTAAATCCGCTATCTTTGGCACAAAGTGTTTGTAAATGAGTCAATACCAAATTTACCCAAACTCATCTCCTGAATTTCGTATGATTCAAAAATCAGACGGAACAATGGAAATGCAAGTGCGCTATTTAAATGCAATAATGGGTTATGTAGGTAAATGGATGCCAGTAAATACTGTTGCCGAACAAAATAATGATGTAAAATAAGCCAACAAGACACCATAAGATTATCCGTAGGTAAGTGGAGTGCCACTTCCTATTAACCAAGTTTGGAGAGATTATGGCTGTCTTTAATAAAAATACCCTTACCCAAGTAAGCGGTTTTGATAATCAGATTATTGCTGGTGAATTGGTTTATAACCAAAAAACTTATTGGAATTTGGCTCTTAATAATGGTGGAACTGCCATTGATTTAACTGGTGCTACTATTAATGCCCAGATTATTCGCAGAAAACTATCAAATGTTCAAGATACTAGATATGGTCTGTCTTTTGATATTGGTGATTACACACCTACACCAACCCCAATTTCTTTAACCATATCTAATCGTAGTGATACTACTGGGCAATTTACCCTTACTATTGATGATTCAGCTTGGGCTTTAACTACTACTGATACAGATTTAGATATAGCATCTATTAATGGTGCTGGCTTTTCTGGTCGTATAAAGATTAGTTTTCCAGCGTCAGGAACAACTCCAGCAAATGATTTAATTATATTTTTGCTATTCCTAGTTAGGTCTGATGCAATCGTGGTGAACTAGCCATGACTGATATTACTATTTCAACCGCACAAGGCGGTACAAACCTTGAAATTGACATTGCTAAAGGCACAGATATAACTCTTGATGTATCCATTGGTAATCAAATTACTATGGTGGTAGATCAAGGAATACAGGGTTCTTCAGGAACAAGTGGCTATTCTGGTCTATCTGGCTATAGCGGATATTCTGGATACTCTGGAATTTCAGGTTATTCTTCGTATTCAGGTTATAGCGGTATAAGTGGATTTAGTGGGTATAGCGGAAAATCTGGATATTCAGGAATTTCTGGCTATTCTGGTTCTGGAATATCTGGTTACTCTGGAAGTGGTGTTAGTGGTTATAGCGGATATAGTGGTATATCAGGCTTCTCTGGTCAGTCTGGAGCATCTACATCAGGTTATAGTGGATATAGTGGTGCAAGTGGGTTAAGTGGTTTCTCTGGCTATTCTGGAAGTGGTATATCAGGTTATAGTGGTTACTCAGGTTCTGGACTAAGTGGCTACTCAGGTTACTCTGGTCAATCAGGCTCATCAACTTCTGGCTATTCTGGATATAGCGGTCAGTCAGGCTACTCAGGATATAGCGGTAGCGGATTGTCAGGTTATAGCGGATATTCTGGCGCACAAGGCATTAGCGGATTTAGTGGATTTTCTGGGGCGGTAGGCGCATCTGGAGCTTCTGGCTATTCTGGCTCTGGAATAAGTGGTTACTCTGGTTACTCTGGTTCAGGTTTATCTGGATTCTCTGGGTTTTCTGGTGCTAATGGACAATCTGGATATAGTGGTCAAAATGGAGCATCTGGAATTTCAGGATATAGTGGATATTCTGGTTCTGGTATTTCTGGCTACAGTGGTATCTCTGGCTACAGTGGTATAAGCGGTTACTCAGGATTAGGTGTATCTTTACCTGTTGCAGTAGCCAATGGCGGTACTGGAGTAACTACTGCTGGTGCAATTAGTTCAACTATTAACGGCTATACAACTACTGCAACTGCGGCTGGCACAACTACTTTAGACAACACAAGTACAAGTTACCAAGTATTTACAGGAACATTGGCTCAAACCGTAAGGATGCCTGTAACTAGCACTTTGGCTGTTGGTTGGCGATTTGAAATTAATAATAGTTCTACAGGTGTATTAACTGTTCAATCTTCAGGCACAAATACTATTGTAACCATTCAACCTAGTATGTCTGCAATATTAACTTGTATTGGAACAACCCTTACAACTGCCGCAGATTGGAAATTTGGTTACAGCAATTTTAGCGGTACAACAGGTTATAACACTAATGCAAGCCTTGTCTTTTCTGTAGCACCTACTTTTTCGGGAACTACTGCTTGTACTAACTTAAACATAGGAAGTTCTTTAGGTTTAAATGCTACAGTTACATCTACAAATACTACTGGTAACTTTGCTTATAACAGTCAAACTACTGGAACATTTACTGTAGGTGGTACAAGTCAAACTGGAACAATGACTTTAGGTCAATCCACAGTTTCGCAAACAACCAATATTCAAGCTGGTATTACAACTACTGGTAACACCAAAGCAATTAATTTTGGTACAAGCGGTGCGGCTGGTTCTATTACAACAATCATTATTGGTAGCACTACAGGCACTAGCACAACAACTGTAAACGGCATATTAAAACAACAGACTTATACAGTAGCTACGCTTCCTTCTGCTTCAACTAGCGGTACGGGGGCAAGGTCTTTTGTAACCGATGCCTTAGCACCTGCTTTTGGTGCAACTGTAGCCACAGGCGGTGCAGTAGCAGTACCCGTATATAGCGATGGAACAAACTGGAAAGTAGGATAAAAATGGCACTTAAACTATCAATTAACACTCAATTTGGTGTAAATGCACCTGACGCTTATGCTCGAATAGCTAACTTTACTGGTAACAAAGAACAAGTCCAAGTTCAGTTAGTTATTTACTTTAATGAAGATGCAAGAAAAGATGGTCTGACTGCAATTAGGGAAGATAGCGTATCTGTTGCATTGCAAGACTTAACTGGTAATATATTTCCAGCTATTTATGGTGCATTAAAGGCTTTACCTAATTATCAAACTGCAATAGACGCTTAAAAAAATAAAATATGACACAAAATAATATAAAAGAATTAGAAAACAATTTTGAAAGAGCCGTATTCCTAAAAGGTGACCCAGTATTACCCAGAGAAGCAAGCAGATATATCTGGGCTAATGAACACCTTTTAGGAAAAAACATTCTTGAGGTTGGTTGCTCAAGCGGTTATGGAATACAGTTCTTGCCAAATGATATTTACTATGTTGGCGTGGATTATTATTTAAAAATCATTCAATGTGCTTCTATGCAAAGCTGGCGAAATAATACCTTGTATGTACACGCAGACATCAATACATTAGATTTGCAACAGCATGACACTATTATTGCTTTTGAGGTCATAGAGCATTTGGACAATGGTTTAGAGATCGTTGAAAAACTAAAAAAGCATTGCAAAAGATTGCTTATAACTGTTCCCTACAATGAGCCAAAGGGTTTTTGGGGTGAGCATCACAAATTGCATGGTCTTACAGAAAAAGATTTCCCTGATTTTGAGTTTGAATATGTTAATCAGCATGGACAAATTAGTAAAGAAATACAACCTATTACAGAACAAAATATATGCAATCTAATGCTATGCAAATACTCTGCTCAGTAGCTACTAGAGGTCGTTACACAACAACTTTGCCTATGGTCTTAATGGCTATAGCCAATCAAACAAAAAGCCCTGATAAGCTAGTTATATTCGATGATAACGACAATCCAGAGGATATGAGGGAAAACCCTATATATCAGCATATATTTCAAATTCTTGATTACAAAAAGATAGCTTGGGAATGGCTATTTGCTGAGAAAAAAGGTCAACATCATATTCATCAAAAAGCCAATGAAATGGGATTTGATTGGGTATGGAGAGTAGATGACGATGCTATTCCAGAACCAAATGTACTAGAGCAACTTTGTAGCTACATTGATACAACAGTTGGGGCAGTTGGTGGCTCTATTCTTACCCTTCCTCATATTTTTGATACTTCCAAATCTACAGGGAAAATTTCGGATATAGACAAAGAATCAAATATTCAATGGGGTAACATATATGTTACTAATGAAGTAGAGCATTTACATTGCTCATTCCTTTATAGGGCTGGCATCCATGACTACAATCTAGGGCTTTCCAGAGTAGCCCATAGGGAAGAAACCTTATTTACCAATGGTATATACCAAAAAGGGTACAAAGTTCTTGCTATACCCAATGCTATTACTTGGCATCTAAAGAACCCAGAAGGGGGAATCAGAAGTGAAACTAAACAAGAAATGTATGCCCATGATGAAGCTATTTTTAGAAATATTGTTGGACTTTCTAATAGCACCATTGTTGTTCTTAACTCTGGCTTTGGTGACCATATTGTTTTCAGCCATGTACTTCCTGAAATTTCTAATCCTATCGTTTTTACTTGTTATCCTGAAATTGTCCAAGGTAGGTCAATAGCAGAAGCACAAGCCTTATTTGGTGATATAGACCAATGGAACATCTATAAGAAGATGGCTGGATGGAATTGGAAAGGCAGTCTAGAAGATGCTTATAGGAAGCTGTACTTATGATAATTATTGCCCCCTTTGCTAAACCCTTAATAAATGGTAATCGCAACCCTAAAAACTATCCTTATTGGGATAAGTTAATTGAATTAACTAATGAAAAGATTGTTCAAGTAGGTGTAGAAGGCGAAGAACAGCTTGTATATGATTTTAGAAAGAACCTATCCCTAGCAGATTTGCGAAAACTAATCTCAGAATGTCGAATTTGGATTGGATGTGATAGCTTCTTCCAGCATCTTGCATGGGATTGTAAAAAACAAGGAATTGTTCTCTGGTCTGTATCTGATCCATTGATATATGGGCATCCAGAAAACATTAACTTATTAAAAAGCAGGGATTATCTAGCTGATAATCAGTTTCTATGGTGGGATTTCACCAAATATAATCCTGATGCTTTTGTGAAACCAGAAAAAGTGATAAAATACCTGTAAATATCCACAGTACAATACTTATTAACTCTTAATTGTTTGGGATAGTCATGTCTTTTGAAATTGATCCAGTAAAATATGGTCAGCTTTGGGAAAAAGTTGATAGTTTGACAGCAAAAGTGGATAAATTAGAAGAAGGCATGGAAGAATTGCTTGCTTTAGCCAATAAAGGGCGGGGTGGATTCTGGGCAGGGATGGTTTTTGTCTCTGCTATTTCTAGTATTATTGGGTTTATAGCCCATTATTTCAGTTCAAAATGAAACCTAGGTATAAATCAAAAACTCTTTGGTTCTCATTTGCCTTAGTAATATTTGGTGCTTTATTCGATAACTTTTCATATATTCAAAACTTTATTGACCCTAAATATTATGGCTATGGCTATATCCTCATAGGGATTATTGTGGCAATATTGAGGTTCTTGACCAACAAACCCTTGGATAACCAATGATCGACTATGCAAAAATATCACTTCTTGGTGGTTTATGCCTTATTTTGTTTGGCTCTGGCTATTGGATGGGTTATTCACGATATATTGAGTATAAAAAGTCGGTTGAAATTATCGCCAAAATCCAAGAAGCAAAAGTAGAATCAATCCAAAAACAGCATGAATTAGTAACAAAAGGAATTGCCAATGAATATGAAGCTAAGTTGTCTGCTATTCGTAATTACTACAAATCTACTAGCGTGTGGAATAACCCCAGTAGCAGTAAAGTGTCCGGCATTTCCACAGCCCCCACAGTCGCTGATGTTGCAACCGCCTACAATCTTCTTGCTAGCTCCTGCGCTGAAACAACCCAACAAGTAGTGTCATTACAAGATTGGATAAATCAACAAATAGGCATTAAATGAAAGTATGTACTTGTTGTGGCGTTAAAAAGCCATTAATTGAATTTTATAAACAAAAAGATTGTTTAGATGGGCATAGGTCTAAATGCGTAATATGTACAAAAGAAACAAAAAAACAACAATATAAAAATGTAAAAGAAGAATATAAAGAAAGAAATTGTATTTGGAGAGAAAATAATGACAGAACAAATTATTACGCCAAATACCGTGAAGAAAACAAAGAAAAAATTAAACAATATTTTGTAAATTCTAGGCATATTTCTGCTAAAAATACTGCAATAAGAAGGTCAAGAATTTTACAAAGAACTCCACAATGGCTTACAAAAACTGATTTATTTGAAATTGAATGTATATACAAATATTGTGGAGCATTAAGAAATATTGGAATGAAATATGAAGTAGACCATATAATTCCTTTAGCAGGTAAAAAAGTATCTGGGTTTCATGTGCCAACAAATTTACAAGTAATTCCTATGTGTGATAATAGAAAAAAAGCAAACAAATGACAGGCAACTTTAATGTTAGTTGAATTACAGAAGTGGGTTAATGAAACTTATGCAATTAAATGACATCTGAGCAATTAGCAAAACTAGGTATAAACCCTGATTGGTTGCCTTGGCTTCAAAAGACTTGTGATAGATATTCCATTAACAATGTAAATAGGCAGTCTGCATTTCTTGGTCAATGTATGCATGAATCTAATTCATTCAAAGTGCTACAAGAGAATTTGCATTATTCAGCTAATGGCTTAAAGTCAGTCTGGGGATCAAGATTCCCTACAAATGAAATAGCTGATAAATATGCCAATCACCCAGATATGATTGCCAATAAGGTCTATGCCAATCGCATGGGAAATGGCGATGAAGAATCAGGGGATGGCTGGAAGTATAGGGGCAGGGGGATCATTCAATGTACTGGCAAAGACTTGTATAAGACCCTATCTAATGCCCTTAATATTGATTTAATCAGCGATCCAGATATGCTATTGGAAATGCCTTATGCATCTATGTCTGCTGGTTGGTTTTGGAACAAGAAAGGTCTGAATGACCTAGCAGACCAAAACAATTATGAAGCTACCAAAGAAATGACAAAGCGAATCAATGGTGGGTTCAATGGTTTAGATGATCGAATCCTAAAAATTGAACAGGCTAAAAAAGTATTGACAGCCTGATAGGTTTATTCTGGGCTGTCACAGAATCGTGAAGTTTAGTCCTATCTACTAATAGACCTTAAAAAGGGATATCTTCTTCCATATTGCTTACACCAGCACCACTAGGTACAGGGTTGCCAGCACCAGATTCTTTTGGCTTTGGCTCTGCTAATGAAATCCATCCATCCCAAGTAACTGGGATAGCTTCTAGTTTGATAGCTAGACCACCTTGTTTGGTATCGACACAAACACCAATCTTTTGCCATCTATTTTTTTCAGCACCATTTTTGTCAGTATATGTGCCATTTTTGACGATACAGTCATATTTAATTCCCATTATTTCTCGCTTTCAATTGTGAGTAAATTTGTTTAACTTCTTCTAAAAACTGCTGAACTTCTACTTCTATGTCATGGATATATGCTTCATCCCTATCCAATCGCACTACAAACAACTGCAACTCAGAAGGTAGTCTAGGATCAAATGATACAAAATCGCACCATTTTGCCCCTGTACAAGCCATTTGGGTTTGCATTTGTGGGATATATTTTGATGGTGGCACTCCAGCCAGCAAATAATCTATATGAGTAGAGGTATTGGGACATTTAATCTCAATTAACCCATCTTCAATTGTTCCATCTGGGCTACAACCAAACCATTCAATAGTTGGATGCTCAACAAAAGCAACCTGATTTACAAACACCCCTTTAAAGGCTTCATAAGCCATCCTAGCAAGTGGTTCGGTTTCTGTACCCCAAGCCATAGCCGAATTGCTAAAACTGCTTGTAGGTATGTTTGTGAGCCTTTCAACTACCAAATCCATCTTGTAGTTCTTACGACCAGCAGATTCCCCAGACTTAATCTTAGACATAACATCAGCAACCCTACTTGCAGTTACTTTGCCTAGCCTAAGTTTTCGCCATTCTTCAGTTCCCTGAGAAATTGCCAAATCTACCATTCCTGCAAATGGGATAGGTTCTAGGGCATTTATTCTATCTTCTGTCGTGAATGTGGTCATATTGTTTTATAGTTTCCTGTAGTTGTTTTGCATAAATAGATGCTGATTCTGCCGCTTTCCCTGCTGAAACCCAATCACTTTTCAAGCAAAACAAATGACAATTCTTGATGGCTAATTGGGTATCTAAATACAATTCTGAATAATCTTTAGTTCTCATAATTTCCTTATTCGGTTTCATCGTCTGGCATCTGGTCTGTAGGTCGCATTTGAATTAATTGAACATCATCCAATTCAGACTTTTCCCATTTAGTCATAAATTCTTTGGAAAGAATATTGATTGCCGCCATCCATCCCATTTCAAAAAATTCTTCTGGGGCAAATACAGCTTTAGGTATCTTATCAAATTCTTCTTTAGCAAATGGATTCATACCTTTTGTTTTCTCCAAAGCTGTTTAATCTTTGGGTCTATAAATATAGCATCAGAATCATCAATTGTCCTATTGAATAATGCTTTAAAATCAGCCCATTTCTTTTTGTACATTTCTTGTTCACTTGCTGGAACATAACCATAAATCTTCTTCCAGCGAATAGTGATGTCTGTACTTGCTGGTGTATAAATATAATCTTTATTTTCCATTTTTACTCCTATAGTGTTGATTGGATTGCCTTATTAAACATACTGAACATTTCCATACTTTTGTTTTGTTTCTTAATACTAATTTAAAGCCTTTTGCATCTCTTGCTACTTGACAGCTAACACAAAACTTTTGTTCCATCCCAACCTTCTTTTAAATATTTATATTCTGATGCATCTACTACTGCTGTTAGTTTTTTGCATACATCACAAGTATCTAGCCAAACTCTGTAATCATGGTATCTGGGTTTCTCTTGCCCCCATTTAGTCCCACAATCAAAACAAACATTATCAGGTTGTTCTTGGGCTAGTCGCATTGAGTTCTGCCTTTTTCTTTTCATAGGTTGGCTGGATTTGCTCTTTTTGTTTCTTAGTTTTAGCTTCAGCCCATGCCAACCCAAAGACAGTTTTAAGTTCATCTGCTGTCTTACAGTTTTCCAATTGGGCAATAATCTTGTCAGTTGGTGATTCTTCTGGTTCATCCCAGAACTCATCCCCTGCATACAAGGATAATCCAATTCCAGTACAGATGGCAATACACTTTACCAAACATCTTTTCATTGCTGAATTTACTTGCATTGCATTTGGATTAGTGATTGCTTTATTTCCATCACCTAATACTGGTAGATATTCAGTCATTGTTTTGCCAAAAGCAGTAACAGAACAACTAACCATCATAGTGCCATTAAAAGGAATTACATCACCATAAGACCAATTTGCCATTGGATCTTGTTGTAACAAAGTATCAACTGCCCAAGTCCAAGGAAGGTATGTAAACCGCCCTTTCTTTTTTGTTTCAGCAGATATATCAATAATTCGGAGTTCTTTATATTTGTTCATTGGCAAGCCTTTTGTGCTGAGTTTTCCCAGTATTCGTATATACAAGTTGAAACAATTAATCCAATTTTTTCTTTCTCATTCTTTTGGAGTGCTTCAACCAAAGAATCCCAATGTTTACCATAAAGTGCATCATCCATAATTGCACCTTGGATATTTTCTGGTAGGTCTGGGCTGTAATCACCATTGAGCAATTCAGCTACTTGCTCATCAAAATCCTCATCATCTGGATCTTCTGGCTCATAGTAGCGATCTTCAATATGCATACCCATGTTATCCCCTTCCTAAAATTGCATAAGCCAGCATAGCACCAAGAACAATGCCAGTAGCAACTAAACAAATTAAATCAATAAATTTAGCTTTCATATTATTTCCTATATGCATATTGTGAGAAAGGGATGCCAACAGTTCTTTTATCTTGAAAAGCAACTTTATTCTTTTCATCAATGTAGGCAGTAGTAATAAAAGCAAATGGTGATTCTTGATGCAACTGTAGTAATACTTGATTGATGCGATTGGCTACTTTGTTTGTTTCGGCTAAAGACAGCTTACTAAAATTTTCGGTAGTCAATCTGCTAGAAGCCTTTTTAAGTCTGGCTTGTTGATCTGGTGTTAATGGGTTTTGCATATTGTTCTTTCTTATGTTAATGCCCAGAAGGGCTTTTGGTTAAATTGATTGAATTTTGTAATATTGTTGGTTTTTGCGAGCAAGAATAAAGTATGCTTGCTTGATGGTAACTGGAACACTCCAGACTTTCCATTCATTTTTATAATCATCAAATTGCATGACTACAAATTCTTTTTTGCCTTGACCGATTGATTTCATGATTGTGATTCCTTGTTGGTTGTTGATGTAAGTATATTGCTACCAGAATTAAGCAAAGTAAACAAAAATCAACATAGGACATACCCTAATGTCAAAAATACAACAGCCCCCAAAGGGGCTATCGCAATTAAAGACCTATTCTTTTTTTGCTAAACATCTGGGAAGTGGTTGGATATTTAACAAGCCCAACATCTATCCATTGAACTGCTTGATTGGGAACTTGTTTTTCTATGGTTGAATCGATTAATCCAACATTGAATTTACCATCTGTTGCAACCACCTTGTAATAAATGGCATCTGGCAAATTATTGACAACAACTAGCGTACCTACTGCTGGTAAGTTTTTCATTGTGATTCCTTTAGGTTGTTAAAGAATTGTATTTACTTCTACTACTCTTATAGTATAAAACTTATTGCATTGCAATAATATAGGGATAAACCCTAATAAAATTGACCTAGGTCAAGAAAATGAAAAATAATTATAAGGGTAAACCCTAATTAATAAATTTGGTATGATTAAGCATGACCAGCTTAAACCAGCGCACAGTCGCACTTCTCAAAGACAGGGGATACCAATGCGACATCGTAGAAAGTTACAATGCTTTCACCAAAAGAAAAAAAGACCTATTTGGCATATTCGATATATTGGCTATTGGGTCAGGCGAAACATTAGGTGTCCAGATAACTTCGAAGTCCAATATTTCATCAAGGATTAAAAAAATAGAGGAATCTGAGTATTTACCCCTATTGTTGGAAGCTGGATGGCGAATTATCGTCTTTGGATGGTTCAAAAAAGACAATGGAAGATATGATTACAAGGAATTTGAGTTTTAGTAGTAAAATCTATGGACAGGCTAGTCTATTGGGTTGCTCCAATAGTGCGAAAAGGAACTTAGTCAATTCTCTGCCAAGTCCACCTTATGACTACCTTTGACAAGGGATTGTAGTATGCAAAAAACCGATATATGGATGCCCCTTTACATTGGGGATTATCTAGCTGATACAGCCAGACTTACTACCGAACAGCATGGTGCTTATTTACTTCTTTTGATGGATTACTGGCGATCTGGTAGGTTGCCAGATAATGACCAAGTTTTAGCACAAATTACTAAACTTTCGCCAGATGCTTGGAGCAATGCTAAAGCAATGCTAATGCAGTTCTTTAACATTAAAGATGGTTTTTGGATTCATACAAGGGTAGAGAAAGAATTAAACCTTGCAATGGAAAATAAAGCCAAAATGCATGATAGAGCATCAAAAGCGGCACAAGCTAGGTGGGATAAACAACAAAATGATGCTACAAGCAATGCTCAAGCAATGCTTATGCAATGCCCATCACCTTCACCTTCACCTTCACCTACATCATTAACAACAACTACAAAAACAATTACCCCTGAAGGGGTTTCTGAATCTATTTTTAAAGATTACATGGAAGTTAGGAAAGCCAAAAAAGCAAAATGGACAGAAACAGCTTTAAAGGGGCTTGTAAGGGAATCTGAAAAAGCTAATATTAGCCTTCAGGAAGCTATGCAAATATGCTGTGAAAGGGGTTGGATTGGCTTTAAAGCTGATTGGGTAAAAGAAAAGCAGACATCTGCCAATCGAAATTCAACAGTTTTATCTGGGCTAACCAGAGGATTAGTTGGGGGTGGCAATAATGTCTTACTTGGCAAGTGATTTCACTACAGCAGACAATGGGCTGGATTACATCTTTGGCAAGATGGGTGCAATTTATGGTGCATCTTTTACTAGGCATTGGGAAGGTGTTGATCTGGGATTGGTTCGCCAGACATGGAAGGAAATGCTAGGGGTATATGCGACTTATAAGCCAACCCTAGACTTTGCCCTTAACTCTATGGATAAATCTTTTATACCTTCTGCAATCGCTTTTAAAGACCTATGTAGCCAAGCTGGAAGAATCCCAGTTAAGCCAGAAGCAACGATTACCCATCAAAAGACCCAAGCAGAGATAGACAGGGATGCTAAAGCAAAAGCAGAAGCACTAGAGAAAATAAAACAATTTACAAAGAAAATAACAATATGAATGATTACAAGGTGGTGCAACTGCAAAATGGTGAGCATCAGGAATGGCTTTTAAAAAAGCACTATGCCAAAAGAACTTGTAGTGTTTCTTATGCATTTGGGCTGGTGCATAACGATAAGCTAATGGGTGTATGCACTTTTGGATGCCCACCAAACTACAACTACAACGATGGCAAATGTATCTTTAATACTATAAAAGTAAAAACATTGGAGCTAAACAGGCTGGTAGTTAATGAAAATGATGTAAAGAACTTATTGAGCTTTTTTGTAGCCCAATGCATCAAACAATTGCCTTCTCCTTGTGCATTAGTATCTTATGCAGACCCAAATCAGAATCATCATGGATATATATACCAAGCAACAAACTGGATATATACTGGTGAAAGCACACCTAAGAAAAGATACATTTTTGAAGATGGTTCTAGTTTTGACATTAGAAGGGGGCTAGATACAAAAGGAAAGATTGTAGAAATACAAGATTTGTTACCAACTCATAGGTACATTTTTTTGCATGGCAATAAACATGAAAAATCCAATATGTTTAAAGATATGAAAATGAAAGTATTTCCTTATCCAAAAGGGCAGAATAAAAAGTATGAATGTATTGATCTAAATGTAAATTTTCACAAAGGACTATTTGATTAATATGAATACTGGCAACCATTCCTATTCAGAAAGAATACAA